CTACCGGGATACTTATTCATATATTCCGGCACTGTGGCGAGAGGCTAATCGTTGCCTTAACGCATTGCATCGAGGACAATCTTGTTCTCTTGGCAAATATCCTAAAGCTATTTACCTTGATAGAGATGGTTTTGTTTTACCAAACGGAATGTTATTAACTTATCCAGACTTACAAATAGATAATGAAAACAATTATAGCTATCAAGCTCGTAACACTCGGACAAAAATATACGGTGGTAAAGTTATTGAAAATGTATGTCAGGCTTTAGCTAGGTGTATTATCTCTTGGCAAATGATATTAATTGCAGAGAAATATAAAGTTGCATTGACAGTACATGACTCTCTAGTATGTGTAGTTAAAGAGCAAGAAGCAGAAGAAGCGCAAGATTTTATTGAAGCGGTTATGCGAACTAGCCCAGAGTGGGCAGAAGGATTGCCATTAGATTGTGAAAGTGGTATTGGTAAAAATTATGGGGAGTGTGGATAATGATGAAAGCAGATGGACTAGATGAAGCTATTATCGGGGTTGGGCAACAGTTCGATAAGCCAGACCGACTCATTTACGATTACGATAAATGTGTAGATATATTAATGAAAAAAAATAATTGGACTGAAGAAGAAGCGATTGAATGGGTGGAGTTTAATGTAAAAGGTGCTTATGTTGGCGAAGGCACTCCTATTTTTAAAATAGATTATGCAACTTATGAATAACTATACATGGTCATACAGTAGTTTATCTACATTTAAACAATGTCCTCGTAAGTTTTATCGCACTAAAATAGCTAAAGACGTGGTTGAAGAGGATAAAGATTTCTTAATTTATGGTAGAGAGGTGCATAAAGCGGCAGAAGAATACGGTAGGGATGGCACTCCTTTGCCGGAGAAGTATGAATTTATAAAACCTTTCGTTGATACTCTTATTAATACCGGAGGTAATAAACATTACGAATTAAAAATGGCTTTAACTGCTGATTTGGAGCCATGTGATTTCAAAGACCCAGCGGCATGGTGGCGTGGTATTGCTGATTTTGTAGCAATAACAAGTAAAAACGCATTATTAGTAGACTATAAGACTGGTAAATCTACTCGATATGCTGATACTAAACAGCTAGAAATACTGAGTCTGGCAATATTTAGGCATTTTCCACAAGTAAATACAGTAAAAGGTGGTTTGATGTTTTTAGTTGCTGAAGAATTAATAGAAGCTCGGTATTATAAAGAGAAAGAAGAAACATATTGGCAAAGTTGGGATGAAGATATAGAGCGGTTAAACGAATGTTTTACTGCAAATGTGTGGAATCCCCAGTCAAATTTTTCATGTTATAAATTTTGCCCAGTTCATGACTGTGAGCATAATGGTAGGAGAAAATGGTATGCCACTTAAAGCAGGGAAATCAGATAAAATTATTAAAATGAATATTGTCGAATCTATTAGATCAGGCAAACCCAGAAAACAGGCTATTGCTATAGCTTTAAACAAAGCAGGAAGAGGTAAAAGTAAAAATGCCGTACGTAAACAAAAGACGACCATACAAAAAAGAGTATCAACAACAAAAGGCAAGGGGCGAAAGAAAAGCACGAAACGCTAGGGAAAGAGCTAGATACGAAGCTAAAAATCCGGGCAAAGATGGAAAGATAACTGATGTTAAGGGAGAGGATATTGATCACAAAAAACCCTTATCAAAAGGCGGTACAAATAGACCATCTAATTTGCGTAGTGTAAAACCTAGTAAAAATAGATCATTCAGTAGAAACTCTGATGGTAGCGTAAAAAGAAACGTGCCTAAAAAGAAAACAGCTAGAAAAAAGAAGAAAAAATAATGCAAGTTATAGATAACACTTTAATTTTACGCACAAGAAATCCACAGAAAATCCAGAGCAAAATACCAGATAGTGATGTGGTTAGGGTGGATGAGGATATCTACACAATGGCAGTTGGGTGGGATTTATCCACAGCTCAACAACTAGCTAGATTACAGATGAAAAACATACCATCTCCTATCATGCGTGATTATGAATGGTCAGGGTTACATGCACCTATGACACACCAGAAAACTACAGCTGAGTTTTTAACATTGAATCCAAGAGCTTTTTGTTTTAACGAACAAGGCACAGGTAAAACAGGTGCGGCTATCTGGGCTTCTGATTATTTGTTATCAGAAGGGTATAGACAAAGGGTGCTAATTATTTGCCCTTTATCTATTATGAAAAGTGCATGGCAAGCGGATTTATTTAAGTTTGCTCCACACCGGACAGTTGGGGTGGCGCATGGCGCAAAAGAAAAACGTAAAGAGATTATCGCTAATGATTACGAGTACATCATAATTAATTACGATGGTGTCAATGTAGTAAAAGATGCTATTGCAAAAGGTGGTTTTGATTTAGTTATTATTGATGAAGCTAATGCTTATAAAAACTGTACCACCAATAGGTGGAAGTTAATAAATAGATTAGTAACTTTAAATACTTGGATGTGGATGTTGACTGGTACTCCTGCGGCACAATCACCACTTGATGCACATGGACTGGCTAAGTTATGTGTTCCTAATAATGTCACACCTTCTAAAATGCGATTTAAAGATGCAGTAATGTATCCGGTGTCTAAATTTAAATGGATAGCAAAACCTAACGCACAAGATATCGTGCATAAAACTTTACAGCCTGCTATCAGGTTTACAAAAGAACAATGTCTTGACTTACCAGAAGTTACATATGTAGACCGTGAAGCTCCGTTAACACTTCAACAAAAACATTATTATAAAATTCTAAGAGAAGAATTTATTATGGAGGCGGGAGATGAGCATGTTACCTCTGCAAACGTAGCTGTTAACATGAGTAAATTATTACAGCTATCCGGCGGTGCGGTTTATTCAAACAGCGGTAATATCGTGCAGTTTGATGTATCAAACCGTTTAAAAGTTGTAAAAGAAGTTATTGACGAGGCAACAGCAAAAGTTTTAATTTTTGCGCCGTTCAAACATACCATAGATATTTTATATCAATACTTAAATAAAGAAGGTATTGCAACCGAGTATATTACAGGTGAAGTATCGTTAAATAAAAGAACGAAACTTTTTGATGACTTCCAAGTATTGCCGGAACCCAGAGTGTTAGTTATTCAACCACAAGCGGCGGCGCATGGTATAACGTTAACCGCTGCCAATACGATTATTTGGTATTCTCCTATTACCTCAACAGAAACTTATTTACAGGCTAACGCACGAATTAACCGTAAAGGTCAGAAAAATGCAATGACTATAGTAAATATTGAAGGTTCTGCTGTAGAGAGAAAACTATATAGACTATTGTCTGGGCGACTTGAGGCGCATATAAAATTGCTAGATTTATATGAAGAAATAATAAAATAACACTTGACACAGTTAAGTACGTTGTTATAATTGCAAGACATAATTAAGGAGAAGGAATTATGACTGATAAATCAGACGAAGAGCTATCGCTCGATCAAATAGCACTTGCCATTGTTAATATCCGCAAAGAAAAAGCTAGTATATTAAAAAAGGCAGAAAAACAAGCACAAGAACTAGAAAGCCAAAAAGAAGAACTTGAGAACTACGCACGTACAGTGATGGCTAAACTAGGTACTTCTAGTGTTAAAACAAAATCTGGAACAATCATATCTCAGGATGTAGTTAAATATTCAACTAATGACTGGAATGCTTATTACAGAGTAATCGCAGAAAATGACAGATTTGATTTGCTAGAAAAAAGAGTAAGTCAAAAAAATCTACAACAGTTTTTGGAAGAAAATCCAGAAAAGGAGCCTAAAGGATTAAGTTCTTATAGGCATAATAAAATAACCGTCAGAAGCTCATGAAGGGGTAAAATAATGACACAAAAACAATTAATAAAACATGTTCTAACAAACGTAGAAGCAAGATATCCAAAGCTCAATCAACCATATCGTTATGATACGGAAGCACCAAGAAAAGGTGGTGGTAAGGGGCAAACTGTACCATGTCTTGCTGATGCACCTAATGCAAAATGGGAGTTAGGTATTCGTATGGATACCGATACAGCTCGTGCTTTTATGGAAGCCTATCAAAAGGCTTGGAGTGAAAGCCCATACGCTAACGAACCTATGCCTGATCCAACAGAACCACAAGGCAATGCTACCAACCCTAAAATTAAGAATGAACAGGATGGTTTCTGGACTATTCAAAGTATTCATAAAAACTGTAAATCCAGTGCGGGTAAACTACAAAGCCCACCATTACAAGTTGGTAGAGATGCAAAACCAGTAGCAGATGATTTTGAATTGACAACTGGAAGCACTGTTAATATAGAAATGGTATTTTATCCACACAAAATATCCGGTTCACTTGGTGTATCTTTCTGGCTTAATGCGTTACAGGTAGTTGATTTAGCCGAACGTCAACCAATAGGATCATTTTCAGCGTTAGACCCTGTTGAAGAATCAGGCACTTCTTTTGAAGCTCTTGATAAACCTAAACCAACATTGGTTAAATCTCGCAATAAAGAGCCAGTGGATAAACCTGCTAACACATCCAAAAAAGACTTAAATAACATTCTTAATAAATTTGCCCCGCCAAAGGGTCAAGTGGATGACAATGACGGATAATCGTGGTTATTCCAACAAAATAGCTATATCTAATCTTAATGCAGACTTATCTAGTGCAGGGGTAAAACTAGGTAGGTTTTGCATTGAGGCAGATAAGCGAGTTTCCGAAGTTGCAAAAATATTTAAGGTATCCAAGATTACTATTTATAAATGGTTTGATGGCTCTTGGATACCAAATAAAAAACATTCGGAACTTATATTGGAGTATCTTGAAAAACAAAATGAAAAGGTTTAATTATTATGCCAACAATTTTACGACAAATCCTTCCAGACGAAGGGTATTATTGTATCGTTGGACTGAAAGACAAGATAAAACCACAACAAAGTTTCCACGATAATTGGGATGATGTTGAAAGTAAAATACAGGATTTATTGGAAGGGGAGTTTAACGTATATTTTGCATGCGCTTCATACGATGAGTTAGGTAAACGCACACAAGAAAACGCAAAGTATATGCAATCTTTCTGGCTTGATTTAGATTGTGGAGAAGGTAAACCCTACGCTACTCAAGCTGATGCACTAGAATCTTTATTGTCTTTTTGTCAACGGACAAAGCTACCGACACCAACTATTATAGATAGTGGTAGGGGCATACATGTGTATTGGGTACTACAAGAAGCTATAACTAAACAACAATGGCTTCCGGTTGCTAAACAGTTAAAGATATTATGCAAAGAAAAAAATCTTGAAGCAGATCCTGCTGTAACGGCAGACAGCGCAAGAATATTACGTGTGCCTGATACTTTAAATTATAAAACGGAACCTCCTGCTACTGTATCAATATTAAAAGAAGCGGATGCTTATGAATTTACTGCGATTGAAAAATTAATTTGTATAACAAAACCAGTAGAGACTTATGAGTTTGCGGAATCTGATACACGTATAAGAGACAATAAACAATATTCTTTTGCAAAAATAGTACACAAAATAGTAAAAGAGAAAGGTTGCGCTCAGATAGAACACGCATTAAGAAATCAAAACGAGATAGATTATAATTTATGGAGAGCTGTTTTATCTATTGCAACAAACTGTAAAGATGCTGATGTAGCCATTCATGCTGTGTCAGATAAACATAATGATTATGATAAAGAAAAAACAGAACAAAAAGCGGCAGACTTAGTTGGTAAAGCCTATCGGTGCGACACAATAGATGGTATCAATATTAATGTCTGTGATGATTGTCCTCACTTTGGTAAAATACGCAGTCCTATAGAATTAGGATTAGAAGTTAAAGAGGAAGAGGAAGAAGATACTATCCTAGAATTTGAACCACCTAAATTACCTTTCCCTTTCTTCAGAGCGGCGAAGGGTGGTATCTACAAGAAAGGTCGTGACCCTGATGATGAAGATGTATTAGTTTATCACAATGATTTATTTCTAACTAAACGTCTTAATGATAGAGAAAAAGGTGATATGGCATTGGCTAAATTAGTATTACCAAAAGACGGAGTGCGGGAGTTTTTAATACCGCTATCTAGCATGACAAGTAAAGAGGAGTTACGAAAGATACTCTCATCGCAGGGTGTTGTAATGATGCCAAAACAACTTGATTTGATGATGGTGTATTTAATTGAATGTACAAAGAATCAACAAGCTAAAGACGAGGCAGAGATTATGCGTACCCAGTTTGGTTGGGTAGATGAAGATAGTAAATTTATTTTAGGTGATAAAGAGATAAACCGTGCGAATGTTCGTTACTCTCCACCTTCTCCAAAAACAGAATCAATCTGCAAGTGGCTTGTATCAAAAGGTGACATAGAAGATTGGAAAGAAGTTATTAGAGTTTATAACAAACCTGATTTTGAACCACATGCCTTTGGGTTTTTTACAGCGTTTGGTGCGCCGCTAATTAAACATTTGGGCTTCAACGGTGCTTTGATTAACTTAATTAATTCTTCATCAGGCACAGGTAAATCTACCGTATTGAAGATGTGCAACAGCGTATATGGGCATCCAGATAAATTACTAGCACAAGAAACAGATACATTTGCTCACAAGATGCACCGTCTTGGTGTTATGAATAATTTACCTTACACGGTAGATGAAATCACAAACATGCACCCGGAGTCAGTGTCTACACTTCTCTATAACGTATCACAGGGTTCTGGTCCGGGGCGGATGCAGTCGCAGTCTAATATGGAGCGTAAAAACGACACGAGTTGGAGTCTTATTGCATTAGCAAGTTCCAATGCTTCTATGGCAGAAAAACTATCACTAATTAAACAATTTGCTGATGGTGAAATAATGAGACTATTAGAATACCGTATAGATCGCACTAACAATATTAGTAAATCTGATGCGTACAAATTATTTGAGGGTGGACTGTTAAATAATTATGGTTTAGCAGGACCGATTTATATTGAGTATCTAGTCAAAAATTTGCCCAAAGCGGTAGACTTGGCGAGAGATATTCAAGAACATCTTGATACCAAAGCAGGACTAAACTCAAGAGAGCGTTTTTGGTCAGCAGTCATATCGTGCAATATTGCAGGAGCGCAGATTGCTCATCATTTACGTTTGATAGATTTAGACATTCCAAGAGTGTTGGCTTGGGCAAGCAATGATTTAGTTGATATCTTACGTGATCAGATTGTTGAGCCTGAAATAGATTTCATGGGTGTGTTAGGTGGGTTTTTAAATGCTAACAGGGGGCATATTTTAGTTGTAAACGGCGCACAGGATGCTAGAAACTCAATTACACCACTACCCATTGTTGAACCTAGATACGAACTAACTACTAGACTGGAGCCGGACACAGAGATTCTATATGTATTTAGCAAGGCTATCAGAAACTATTGCGCTAGAGAACAGATAATTTTTAAAGATTTAGTGCGAGATTTAAAAGACAAAGGCATCCATCAAGGCACAGTGCGTAAAAGACTAGCAAAAGGGACTACTATTGATAGCCCTCCTGTTGAGGCACACATATTTAAACTTGAAGGGACAGACTTAATAGATACAGAATTTATGCAAAACTTAGGGCAGACGGTCGATGATCCGAATACACGGGATAGAGTTTGATATTGATTGGTCTAAGTTCAAACCAAGTAGCTCTTTTTTTATTCCTTGTTTAAACATTAAAGAAGGTAAAAGGGTCTTACGTATTGCCTGTAAAGAAAGAAAATATAAGGTGCGCATAAAGACCGTGGTAGAAAACAGGATAAGAGGACTTAGAGTATGGCGGTTAGAATAGTATATTTATCTCCATACTTTAGTTTTATCTGGGTCTACATAAGTAGGTAGGCAAGTAGCCGCTACCTCTGGGCTGTTAAATTTTTTATCCGGCGGGAAATAATTTTGTCTGCGAATAGTTTTTGCAAAATACATACACCTGTTAAGGTCTTTCCAGTACGTTCTATCACCGTGCGGCTGCCCATCTAAGTATATTGTTAACACAAAAACTAGTAACATTATCCACCCAATGACAGCACGTAAACAAAACCTATTAGTATTCCTACTATTGCAATACCCCCAATACAAATAACTATGGTATCTGCTATTTTTTGTTTAAACTCTGCCCGTGCATGAATTTGCCGCTTACGTTCCGAACGTATATCTCGCTCCATCTGCACAAGCTCATTCCAAGCATCTTTGCCCCATGTGTATACGATAAGCTCATAAAGTTGTTTACGCATCTCAGCCATTTTGCGTTTGGCAATCAGCGCATCGAAGGCTTCTTTTTCTACTGATTTAGCATCAGTAAGTTTTTTAAATAGGCTAGGCTTCTTGGCTCTGCGTTCTGCCGCATTAACATCAGATACACACTCAAACCATCGGGATATGTGCCCCATTGCAGATTCTAATTCACGCCCTGAATTTACTGCTTTGGTAACACCATTTATACATTTGCCTGCTAAAGCGATTGCTGCTGTAATACTTAAAGGGTCTGGCATTTATTCCTGAAAATCTAATTCTTCTAATATCGATGATCTTATTGCTTCTGGTACTACAATACCATTAACTGCCTCTCTCGCTTTTCTATCTCGCATGTTAAATGATTTTTTAATTGTATCTGCCGTTATAGATAGTTTACCTTCTCTAACTACCCTTCTGTCATTAAACTCTCTTATTTCTTTACGTATACTTTGTATTTCTTCTTGGTCATCTAATTGAGTTGCTAAATAATACTTTGTCAACAAGCGTTGTCTCTTGGTATTCAATCCCCGTTCTAATCTGGTTATAAATTCATTCTTTTGATATTGGTTAGCTAAGTCATTAGGTGCAAATCCAAACAGTTGTAGAGCTTGGTTATAACCAGTTACATCATCAACAAGTGGATATCCCTTACTGTTCAAAGCTCCTTCAGTGCCAAATCTAATAGCCTTCAAAGGGTTACGAATAAAAGACGGCAACATTGTTTCGATTGCTTTATCTGTTTCTCCTTTATTATAATAATCCAACGCTCTATCAGGACTTCTAATTATTGAATATACTGGTCCACCTATTTGCTCCAGTGTAAAAGCCACGTTACCTATTTGCGCCCTACGGTATGGATCATCTCTAAAAGCTAATTGATAAAATCCTGTTCGGGAAGCAAAATCAATATTTGTAAAATGACTTAATGGACCTCTGTAAAAAATATCTCCTACTGCTCCTCTGGCTACCATGTCAAAATCTTCTTCATCATCGTCAGCTATTAAATCGTGCATTAAAGCTATAGCGCCAAAAAAAGGTGCGCCCCGTAACCCTGCAAACAGCATAGCTGGTACAAAAGATGCAAAAAACTGTCTTTTTGCTAATTGTTGCACTGATGGCATTTCATCAGGTAAATTTGGATTTCTTTCAATGGTTTTTAATGTGAAAAACGCATCCCTAAGCAATTTATATTGTAAATATATTTGTGAAAAAGCAAATCGTTTAAATACACCTAATGCTTTACCTAAATTATTTTGAAATATTTCTGGACCAGTTTCACTTAATGCTGGACCGTTTATATCCTCTACTATTTCTAAAGCTCTATTTATTAATTGTTCTGTATTAGCTTTTTTATATTTATCTTTTGCTAGTTTAAAAGCAGCAAATAAAGCTATTTCACGGTTCATTCTTTCTGAGTTTTGAAAAAACCATCCTAATGCAAGTTCTGCTTTAGAGTACGTTCCGGTAAATTGATCAACATTACCTCGCCTTACATCTTGCAATTCTTGAGCAGACGATCTTCGCACCCCAGAACGAAGAATTGCTGTATCATATAACTGTTGCATTTCTTCAACAGTAACTCCAAACTCTTTTAAACGCTTTGGATCTTTCATTGTTCTACCATCTTTAGCAAATAAAGAGTAATCTTTAAGACTAACTTTACCTATTGCCAACTCCGTATTGTCATCCCTGCCACCCGAAGCGTACAGTTTAAAACCATCTTGAATTGCTTTAGTAGTTTTATTAAAACCAAATTCACCACCCATTAAACCTGTACCAACTAGAAATAGCTGTGACAAATTTATAACTGCGGATGATATGTTTCCTAATATATACATACCATATCCACCGTAAGCAGCAACAGCTGACCAAGTAGATGGCACTGGATCTAATAAAAATTCTTTTCTACCTTGTAATGTAGCAATTACTTCTGCGTATTTTTTACCTGCTCTACCTCCCGGTGATGCAATACTTGTTGCTTCATCGTAGGTTCTATTTATTTCGGCGTTATACTGTAATGTTGCTATCTGGTTAGCATACTTCATACCCATGTGAGCAAAATTTTGTAGGATATCATCTTCGAATCCCGGCACTTCCCTTCGTCTTTTAAATTGTTGCATAATAGACTCTTTAGGTTGCGAAGATATATACACCTCTTGTATGTCCCCAAGCATCTGTTGTATTTTTGCGTTAGAAGAATCGTTGGGGTCTGCTCCTAATTGTTTTCTAATTATTTTCATGGCTTCTAAAATAGCCCCGTTATCCATACTGCCGTACAAGGTATCTTCATTACCAACTTTTTCAAAAATAACGCTACCATCCGGATTTTCAACAAGTTCAACACCTTTACTAACTAAATATTTTTTTGCTCTTTCTGCTGCTTCCATTGTTGTAAAAGCATAAGATGGAGATGTGTCTTTATCACCTGCTTCTTTTATCCAGTATCTACCTTGTCTAACTAAAGGAATAAATGGTTCTATTTTGCCTGATGTAAATAGTTGTTTTGCTATTTTTTGTCTTTCAGTTAAAATTCTTTCATCTAGTTTTCTTATTTTTTGTATTATTTCTACACGTCTTGTGGATGTAATATCTTGATTATTTAGTTCTTCTTCTAATTCACTTTTAGTTTTAATTTGACTGCTAACACTTTCTTCAGTGATAAGGTTTAATACACTATCCTGATATACTTTACCTATTTTTTCATACCTGTCTACAACTATTTTATAAGCTACTTTAAGTTCTTCAGGCAAGGTTAAAAACTCTTGGTATATTTTACTATTTACAACTTCAGGATTAGGATTACGTTTAAAATATTCTCTTAAATCATATCGTTTTCCATCATCATCTTTCATTGATGAGTCTGTAGTAATTCTATTAAATTTCTTTAAAGTATCTGTATTTTTATAAGGGTCCATTAATACTTTAAGTTTTATAATGTCATCTCTAAACATGCCACGATATTCTTCAATAGCATATCTTTTTTCTGCGGATACTGTTTCTATTTTTTGGATAGCATTAGCTAAAGACGGACTAAATCTTCTTACAGTGTCTGCAAGTTGGGTAAAACTTAATCCATAATAAAATGCACGTCTAGCCCATTTAGGAGACTCAAGTAATTTATCGGTTGCCGTAGTAAGAAACTTTTCATCGGCTATAGGTAATAAATCAATCCTACTTTTTCCTATGGCTTCATTATTTATTTCGTCTGCCATAGCTTCAGCAGCTCCGGGCATAGAAAGATTTAACTTTTGACTAAAATCATTTTTACTTCTTCTTAGTTTAAATTTACCTTTTTCTTTATCGTAAAATATACCTGTATCATCCAATATACTCAGCTTTGCGCCGCCATAAGCTAAGTCAACAAAATTTTCTGCGCTCATACTTTTTGCAGTTAGACCCATAAACTTAAATATTTTCTTAATAGCGGCTACAGCACCTGATTTAAATTGAGTAAACCAGTTTTTTAGTGCGTTAGAATCAGCAAATTGTTCTACAGCTGTTGCACTAGGGTCAATTCCTGCTGCAACAGCTTCTTCAACAAAATAAGCGATTGCTTCTTCTTTTCTTTGTTCTAATGTTTTTGTAGTTGTATCTTCTCTTAACCTAGCTATAGCTCTTTTTGCAATTATTTGTTCTTTAGTATCTTTAAATTTTTTGTTTGTAAATTTTTTAATTCTGTTAAAAAGATTGTTAAAATTACCACCAAGTAATTTTTTCATACCTACATGCACACCTACTTCGTGTAAAAACACTGATTTTTCTCGACCTTTTTTAATATTGTCGGTAAATAAAAATACTTTACCTTGAAATACAGCGCCAGAAGCTCTAGCCGGAATATTTGCTATTTCAGACTCACTTGGATTTTTAAGAATGTTTATTTTTTTATCTATAACTGATTCGGAAACATTTAAAAGTTCAGATATCTCTTTTAAAACATCTTCCTTTACAGTAGCAGCTTCTAAATCTTTTTTTCGTTTTAATTTAATTAAGGCTTGTACAATTTGTTGGGTGTCCGTGCCAAGTGCAGTTCTAGATTCGTTACTTACATCGTTAATTAAACTCCCTAAATTTTTTAAGTCTAAAGAGTCTAAAAGTGGCACTCGTAAATCAACTATACCAAAACCATCAGGATTTCGTATTTGCATTTGAGGTATAGTTTGATTAATTATTCCTACTAAAAATTCATTAGATATGTTGTTTTCTTTTGCTTTATTAAAAAGTGTTTGAAAAGATTTTGCTATTTGTTCAAACCCTTCTCCTTCTCTTATTACGTTTGCGTAAGTATCACCATCAATTCTTTTTTCATAATTGTTTGTTAAAACGGTTCCTATATATTGGTTAAATTTTATTGCTTGTTGTTTAAAAGGATTTACAAATTCTGTAATAAATCTTTCTTGTTCATTAGTAAATAAGGGCGTAGCTTTAGCTTCTTCTTCAATATTTCTTTCATTAAAAGAATCAAGTTGTTGTGTATAATCTTCTTTTAAACTATCTCGTTGTTTTCTAATTGTGTTTAATTTTTGCCTTTCTTTAGTTGTATCTTTTCCTTTTTTTCTATCAATTTCTTGCTGTGCTTTAAAAAAATCTTTGGTTAATTTATCATATTCTTTGTTATACGCATCTCTACTTTCTATATATTCTTCTTGAGTTTTAGTTATATTTTGTATTTGTGTGTTTAGATTTTTTATGTTGTTTTGTATAACTAGTTTTTGGTCAGCTGAATCTTCTTCAGTAATACTATCGCTACCTTCAATTTTTTCGATTTCTTTTTTAGATGCAGTTATAGCTCTTTTTCTTCGATTAATTTCATTCTGAAAATATTTTTGATATTTATCTACTGTGCCTTTTACATCTCTTTCTAACCTATCCTCTCTGTATTTTCTTGCGCTTTCAATGACAAAAGCCTTCTCATTATCATTTAAATTTTCATAAAAACTTCTTCCATACCGACCCCCGGATCTAGGAAAAAATAATTTTCTAAGCTCATCATCAGCTAATTTACCAAAATTTTGCGTTTTATCAGTTATCGTTGAAATTATATCGGGACTTTCAAGTGCTTCATTTGATATTCTACCTGCAGCAATATCCCCACCTAACTGTTTTAAAACTTCATTTTTATCTGTAATTGTTTCTAACGCTGTATATGAATTATTATCTTTAGATTTAGATAATTTTATGAAATCAGCTACCTCTTTATTGTTCATGGTATTTAAAGGAAAAGGTAACCCTCTTACTTTTGCAAACAGTTCTTGTTTTTGTCTATTAAAATCATCTTTTTCTATAGTTCCTGCAGCAGCTCTTTCTTTTAAATCTTTTAGTTGTTTGTTAAAGATATTAATTTGCACAGCATCTTGTAGAAAAAATCTAGGGTCTATAGGTCTTTGATCAACTTCAACAATAGTATCAATAGGTATGTCATCAGTAGAAAGAAACGATCGTGTTCTAAAATCTTCTATTTTTTGTTCCAACGGGTCTACTGGGTCTAACTCTGTAGGTTTTCTAGCTTCAGGTTTTTTATCTACAGTAGGTGTATCTTCTTCCCCTCTTCTACGTCTTTGTTCAAGTTTTGCTGCATTTATATTTGTAGCCGCATCTATTCCTCTACCTGAACCACCAGCCTCAAGCAATATGTCTGTTTCATCTTTGATTAAAGTATCTAATTCAGTATCATCTAGTTCATTAATTACTTTTCGATTTAAACTATTACCAGAGGCATTTACCACATATGAAGGGTCATTAGCGTTGACGGTTACTGCACTAGGGTCAAGACCTAATAAAACTTCATTTCCTTCATTATTTTTTACTAGTATGCTTCCATCCTCACTTTCAGCTACAACTTCAGCATCGTATTCTTGCCCTTTAATATCATAAGTTTTAATAGTTCTCGTGCCTGTAGGTGTTGTATCTACATCTGCATCAAAATCAAAACCAAGTTGTCTGTCATCAACTACTCTTGCTAATTCATCTTCTACTGCTTGGTTTTCTTCAATAAGCGCTGTTTCTTTTTCAGCGTTCATTATGCTTTCTGCAGTTAATGTATTAGCTATTTCATCAGCTGCATTTGGATCGGCAAATAAATCTAATTGTTGTAATTCTTCGTTTTTTAGTAATTCGTTTTTTGTGTTTTCTTTACTTTTAAAAATTGCCTGTCCTGCAGAAGTAGTTGCTCTGGTTGTACCACCAAATAATCCAGCAGCAAACCCAACTTCACGATATTCTTCTATGGCTTCCTCATCATCTACGGGTAGACCTGCTTGATAACGCTCTATTACTGCTTCACCTATTTCTGTTGGCACTTCAGCAAATACACCTGCAGTTGTATTTAAAGATACACGGCTAAATATGCCACCACTATTTAATAATTTAGGTGTTGGTCCAAGTCCTAATAATATTCTATCTGCAAACATAGCGAGTGGTGTTTGAGCAAGTGCTGCTTTTAAAGAAGTGGTATAGTCATTTGTATCTAATTCGTAGCCTTCACCTTTTACTTCTTGAATACGTTCGGCGTTATTCCCAAAAAAGTGAGGTATAAGAAAACTTGCACCCCCAATAATACCTCCTATTGGTCCGGTTGCTCCTAAAGCTACTCTACCAACTAAACTACCAATAGAAGTTGCTCCTGCAAATGCACCCAGATTAGGTAATTGTTCTCCTATGACTTCTTTTGCATATTGCCCAAAAATAGGCACGGTTGGTAAAAAACCTTTTTCTTCAAAAGTATCTTCTACATCTTTGAATGTTGTTTTATCTTTGCCAATCCCAGCTAAACGAGTCTGAGAATCTTCAATTACTTTTTCCCCATACTGTTTTAAAGGGTCTGCATCAACACCTAAAATATCTTCTGCAAACGAAGCTAACCCCATAGCTGCCCGTCCAAACGGTGAAATTACTCCTTCTCTTCCTCGTTGAATAGCTTCACCAAAAGTTGCGGGTCCACCTACACCTTGCAGTTTTGCTATTTCTGCATCCAGCTCTTCATCTGACATACCACTAAAATCAAAGTTTGTGGGAGTGCCTTGTAGTTTTGCTATTTCTGCATCCAGCTCTTCATCCGACATGCCACTAAAATCAAAGTTTTGTGACATTTTGTCTGTAGGTGTAGACATTATTACTGGTTATCCTTTTGGCTTTCTCTTCTCTTTTTTTCTTTCATTGCAGCTTCAAGTTTTGTTGGATTTGCAGTTTGAGTGGCTGTTGTATTTGGAAGTGATGTCCGTCCTAAACCTGCGTCTGAAATTATTCTAGCTTCTACTCTTCGTCTTAATTCTGCTAAAATATCATCTTTTCTCTTAAAATCGTCTAAGCTATCTGGTCCACTAAATACATCAGTAGGTCTAAAAAATGTAGGCGCAATACCTAGCTGTTTCATACTTTGACCTCCTATTGTAAATGTTCCCTTTCTAAGTTCTTCTATTATTTTCTTTTCCTCTTCTTTATATTCAGGAAATCGTGTTATGTTTTCTTTAATTTCTAATATTGTATCAGCAGAAAGTCTATTTTTTGCTGCTAATGTTTCTACTTTAAGTTCATGTAAGTTTTTATTTTGTTCTCTTAAAATATCAAGTTTTGTTTCTTCTAACAGTGCTTTTCTATCTTTTTCTTTAGCTTTATCATAAGCCTCAAATGCTGAACTTGCTGATCTTGCTATTGCATCAAGTGTATTTGATGCGTTTCTTTCAACCATAGTTCCAAGACCCAATCGAATAAGAAATTGATTAAAACGAGTCTTACTTTTCTTATCGCCTTTATAACCATCAACTAAGGCATTTCTAGTATCTTTTGCTATTTTGTTTGCTTCACCTTTTGGTATTTTATCTACTTCTGGAAGAGGTTTATCTTTTGCTTTAGCTTTTCTAGTTTCTTCCTCTGCTTTTATTCGATCTTGATCTTTTGGTTTTAGAGTTGCTTCTCTAAATTCTTCAACAGTTAACGGTTTTTCTTTTGTTAACGCTTTTTCTCTTCTTAATCTATCCCTATCTTGTTTTCTTTCCTCTGCTTTCCTTCGTGTTTCTGCTAGTCTTTCGTCTTGTAATCTTGGGTCAAAATCCTTTAGTAAATCTCCAAACTCTGCTCTTGCTTTTGGATTTAATGCAAATTGTTCTTTAAGTTTACCAAAAAAAGGTGGGAGTCTTTGTGGACCTACTTCTATACGACCAGTATCTTTTTCCTTATCTATTCTTTTATCTGTATCTTTTTTAATCCTATCCCGATCTATTGTTAGTAAATTTCTTAAAGCACCCAACCCAAGTCTGCCTTCATCTCCTTTTTCTCGCAAACTACCCGCTTTCACAGCTCTAGCATCACTAGGACTTGTTACTATGTCAGGTGTAAGAAGGCTTTTTACTGTTTCATCTGTAGGAAAAGGGTACTCTTTACTTCTTTGTGCCATTAACTCTTTCTGTCTTTTCAAAGCATCTTTTAAAGTACCGATGCCACCTAATCCGATACGACCTTGATCTGCTCTTTCTCGCAAACTACCCGGTTCTACAGCTCTAACACCACTAGGACTTGACACTATATCAGGTGTAAAAAAACTACCTAATGTTTCATCTGTAGGAAAAGGATATGGACCTATATCTTCTCTTCTTTGCCGTGCTAAATCTTGTTGCCTTTTTATAGCATCTGTTAAACTACTTAATCCAATATCACCTTGATCTGCTCTTCGTCTTAAACTGTCTACCCCTACAGCTCTAGCGCCACTAGGACTTGACACCATATCAGGTGTAAGAAAACTACCTAATGTTTGATCTGTAGGAAAAGGATATTCCCCGCTTCTTTGCGCCATTATAGCTAAAAGATCCCCAACAGTTTGATCTGTGGGAAAAGGGTATCCGCCTGATTGTAATGGAATTACTTGCCCCCCATCTGCAAGTTTTACGAGTCCTCCATCTGCCATCATAACAGGTGCAGGTAATTGACTAACCCCTGAGTCTCTGGACTGAGGCATCGGCATCATGTTTGGATTACCAACTCCAGCCAATATATTTTGCGGTATCATTCTAGGGTCTACTGGTGGCATACCAATACCACTTTTAGCTCTTTCTTGCTCTGCAATGGTTGGTGGTTTAGGTTTTTGTGCTTGTGATTCCTCTCTAATATCATTGCGTTCATTTAAAACCATCAATGCAAGTGATGCAGCTGTGTCCTCACCTTGAGACATTTGAGCAAGTTGATTGTCAGATAGGTTTTTTATTCTTTCATGTAACTGTGCAATATTCATTTAATACTAACCCCCGTACTCGCCATAAGCCCCCAGTCCTGCAAGACCAAGACCTGCTAATTGTTGTCCAAAACCGGGTTGTTGACCATAGGTAATTTGTGTAGAAGATAAAGGAGCAGGTAGTCCACGAATAAGATTACTATAAAAAGCCAACTGTTCTTTAGGAAAGTCTCGTTGTCGTAGAAAATCAGCATACGCAGTATCAAGCTGTCGCTGTTCTAATGCCTGCTCTGCTGCTCCAACTCGTTGTTGTGCGGCAAGTCTTTGTAAATCTGTTTGTTGCTGTAACTGACCTAATCCTGCAAGTCCACTAGCCACTCCAAACTGCGCTCTTCTGTCACGTTCTGCTTGAGCTAGTCGTGCCTGTCTGTCTCTTTCAAACTGTTGTTGCGCCATTGCAAAAGCCTGTTGACTACCTCTGGCTTGAATATCACCTACCGTGTCTGTTAATCCCCGTAAACGCACAGCATCCATTACCGCTTGTCTAGAACCACCTGCAGTACCTCTACCTGCTGCTCCTAACGCACTTAATCCTTGTTGTCGTTGTGCTTCTTCTTGCGCTTTACGAATGGCTATATCAGTAACAGCTTGTTGGTATGGACTCATATATTGTTCAGCAGCTGCCTGATCAAACGTGCCTGCTTGAGTCGTGCCTACTGCTTGACCAATATCAGTATAAGTTTGCGATGCTTGCCCTAATTGTTCTGGTCTACCAAGTTGACCAACTTGATCCATTGCAGCTCGTTGCGCTTCACTAAAATCAGCAATTCTTTGTCCTTGAAATGGTTGATAAGGCTGCCTTGAAATTGCTTGCGCTCTAGCCGCTACATCACTTACAAAAGGCTGTAAATATTCAGGTATAGTATCCTGTTTTACTACCTGTGTTGTTTCTTTTGGTTGTTTTGGTGAACCGCCCATAATCTACTCCGTTATAACTCTTTCGTAAATATCATAGTATCTAAATTCCAACCCGTATTTGCATAATGTTCGCCTAGTTTTTGTAAAGAAGTTCTAGCTTCTATAAAACTACACTGAAAATCACGGGCTACTTTCTCAAAAAAAGGCACATACATACCAATAAAAGAATAATGTTTTAGTCCTTTACTAGAACACCATGCCAACCATATTAAAAAAGTTTTTTTTCCTGTGTGCCTGTCTGTCTCTATAGTTGTTACTGCAAAATTGTTGTTATTATCAATAAATAAAGTTGCTGTGCCGTTTACACACTCTGCATACACATCTTCTGGTCTAAAAGTAAGTTGTGGTTGTTTGTCTAGTATTTCTTCAATACCAACACGCACCCACTCCCACTCTCGTCTAATATCTCCAATAAAAGGTGTGCTTGTGCTTATGTTCATGCGGGTAACATTTTCCTTGCTTTAATTTGTCGTGGTTGTGACTCTTTACCTGTTCTTGTATTTCTAACCCTGTCCATCATAGCATATAATTGTTTAGCTCCTGCAGAACTAGAGCCGTTACCTAATCCTGAAACAACATCTGCAGGCACGACAAACTCGTCTGTTGATACTGCAGCAATATTAGGATCGCCTTTCTGTGCGCCTCGTATTGGTAAAAATATATCATCACTCATACCATCACCTTGTCCTGTCAACATACCACCTTGTTTTGCAGCTACAAATCCCGGAGAGGTAAACACGTCAGGCTCAAAGAAAATTCTTTCTCCACTAATTGCTGGTGTTATTTCTTCACCCGCAAAAGGATCTATAGAACGTCTTTCTGGAGAAGTAAATCCTCCTTCTGGGTAGGGCATAAAACCACTACGTTTTGGTCCTACAGGTTCAAACTCAGGAGGTGGCGCTAAAGCTGCCGGGGCAAGTGCAGCAGAACCTGCTATACCAAGCCCAGATTTACCTGCTAAAAGTCCAGTTGGATCTGCGCCTGTAGGAACAAATTTACTTGGATCACTAAAAATTGTTTTTGCTCCTTTTCCTATATTACTAAGATTAGTTCTTGCCCCTTGTGTTATATTACTAAGAGTAGAACCAATACCACCACTACCACCAGCAACGGTACCACCAGCAACGGTACCACCTGTAGTAGTACCACTACTAAGAACACCACTAGCTCCGGGAAAAGATGATAACGGTGCAACAGTTTGTTTTATTCCTTGTTGAAGAGCTTGTTCTCCAAGAGCGCCACCAGTAGCAGTAGCTCCACTACCAGTAGCAGAAGCAGTCCCAGCACCAGCAGCGCCTAGTCCACTTGCTAAACTACCACCACCAAAAGCGCCAAGACCCGCTGTCAATCCCTTTCTAACATCTCCTGTGGCAAGCCC